AAGAAGATGTTGCAGCCAGCGCTGAAATCTTGCTTGCTGTAGTAATACCATTTGTTACTGTTGCAGCATTTCCAGTGTACTGTGTTGCTGATAGAACTTCAGTTCCATTAATCTTTAATACCTTGCCTGTTGCCAAGTCTAGGTGCTCAGAAGATGTCCAAGAATCAGTTGCATCTATCCATGAGAATGTCTTATCTGTAGCACCCTTAAGTGTAAGACCACCACCGTCTGCACCTGCATCTGTTGGAGTTGCAACTGAACCAAGTGTAAGATTCTTGTCATCAACTGTGATTTCTGTTGAGTTAATTGTAGTTGTTGTACCGTTAACTGTTAGGTCTCCTGAAAGAACCAGAGATGTACCAGTTGCAGCACCAATGTTTGGTGTTACAAGTGTTGGGGTATTAGCAAAAACAAGTGCTCCAGTACCAGTCTCATCTGAGATAACTGAAATAAGTTCTGCTGAAGTTGTTGCAGCAAATACATCTAACTTGTTATTTGTAAGAGCAACAGTACCTGTAGCATCTGGAATTGTAATTGTTCTATCTGCTGTAGGGTTTGTTACTGTAATTGTTGTTTCATTATCATCTGCTGATGAACCTTCAAAAACAATGCTTGAATCTGAAAGTGCAAGTCCTGAAACTAATGGGCTTGTAAGTGTTTTATTTGTAAGTGTCTGTGTATCAGATGTTCCAACTACTGAGCCAGTTACACCGTGTACTCCTGTTGAAGCACCTGTGTGAGTTGTAAGGTCTGATGCTGAAGCCTTATTTGAAAGATCAGTAGTAAGACCTGAAATCTTAGACTGAGCAATTGCTGCAGCAGAATTAATATCTGCATCCACAATTGTATCATTAGCAATCTTTGCTGAAGTTACTGCTCCATCTTTAATTTCTGCTGTATCTACAGCATCATTTGCTATCTTAGCATTTGTTACTGAGTCTGAAGCAAGTTTTGCTTCTGTTACGTTAGCATCTTTAATTTTTGCTGTTTCTACAGAGTCTGAAGCAAGCATTGTTGCTGTAACTGTTCCAGTATCACCAGATGTAACTACAGTACCTGTTACGTTAGGAAGTGTAATTGTACGATCTGCTGTTGGGTCAACTACTGCAAGAGTTGTTTCGTAATCATTTGCTGTTGCGCCTTCAAATGTAATACTTTCTCCGAAAACACCAACTGCTGCTGGGGCTGACCACTCAACACCATATGTTGCAGATGAGTTTGCTGTAAGTACTTGACCGTTTGTGCCAATTGCTAAACGAGCAACTGCATCGTTTGCACTGCCTACTAATAAATCACCCTTAGCATCTACTGTGCCTGCTGTGACTATGTTCTTTCCATCAACGGTCGCAGTTGATCCTTCAACTACCAGTCCCGCTTTTACTCTAAAATCTTTTGTTACGGTTGCCATCTTTTATCTCCTTGGTTAAGCCTTTAATCCCATACGCATGTAGCGTAGGGTTATAGGGGTTTGTCCGCCCACTGGAACCACAGTTAGTGAAACTGTATCCCCAGCCCTTGAAACAGAGATGGTGCCAATATTCCCATCGTTGTCTATCGTTGCATATTCTGTAACTGAAACGTCTGTTCCATCTACAAGAATATTCATCTCTGTGGCGTAAAATTTATTTGCGCCACCAGAAGTCTTTTTAATTGAGATTACATATCTCATTGATCTAAATTCGCTTGCTAAAAAGTTATCAAATACTGTTGAATTTTCAATACCATTAATTGTTGATTCGTTATTTCCAGAACTACCCAAATCTGTTGCTTGTGCTGACAGGGTGTCAATTAAATCAACATAGTTTGCCTCTGTGGGTCTATCCCCAGTTTGAAATAGTGATTTTACTGCTGCGAGTGATACTTTAGCCATGATGAAATTATATCACATTATTAAAGAATATAGTTATTAATTCCGATTATTTGAAGCCCAATTCCAGGTACGGCTGTTGGTGATATTCCAATGTTTGTAAACCTTACCCTAAAGGGCAAAACCTCTTGTATCTTTGTAAACCTTACAAACCCATCTATTTTAGTTTTAGGATAATTTATCCTAGAAATTTTTTCTGATTTATTTTTAGATAAATCTATAATTGTTGCATAAGCCATTACGACTCATCGCTGTTTGTAATATCTTCAATAACTGTTAATACGCCACGAGCAACTGTCCATACCCTGCTAGCATCTCTTAATTCAATATCAAAAATATCTCCAGTATTTAAACTTTTTGATTGAGTAGATGTTAAGGATACTGTGAATTCTCCATCACCATCTGCTGCTAAGGCAACAGGGGTAAGGTTTAACACTCCCGCTGGATCTGCATCATTTAAATTTCCTGCAACTGTTGGTCTTTTAATTTCCATTTCAATTGTCCATTCGGAAATATCAAGTGGATCTTTATTGTCATCTGTTACGTATACTCTAAATCCTGCACTGTCTCCTTTTACAATTGTCCAATTAACTGTAGGTGGTGCAGAGCCAATTGAATAAGAATCTTGTTGTGAAGATCTAAGTGTTGCCATTATGATAATCCTGCTTTCAATGATCCCCAACTACCGTTGCCTTTTGGTTGACCTACAACTAGTATTCCAGTTGTTGCATTAGCCTTTCCGACTATTGCTACTGCTCCAGAACCAGTTGCTGGTTGTGTTGCTGTTAATCCTCCACCATCTGCTACATAAAGAACATTACCAGCAGTAAATGAATTTGTGTTTGCGTTAAGTATTACTCCAGAAATAGTAACAACACCATCTGTGTTATTTCCAATTGCTGAATCTGTTAATCCTAAAACTGGGAATGTAGTAAGATCATCAGAATCACATTTTCCAATTGTTGGTTTTGTTGAAAAACCAGTTATATAAACTGGGGTTGCTTTTGCAATACTTGCACCACTTACATTTCTAACCTCTATAGTATGATTTACAAGACTAGGTAATATAAGTTCAATCTGTTCTGCCAAATCTTGAAAATCTCCATGAATGTTTACAGGATCACTAAATAGTGGATAAGGAAGATCGTAGTTTGCGGTTGCACCAGTAGCCATAATCTTATTATTATACCACTTCATACTATAATATTTTAATAAATGTGCGGGTATATTGATAAAGTTGACTTTAATCCCTAAATCATGTTATAATTAATACACTACCGAAAGGTAGTTTTTGTTTCTAAGGAGGTAACACTAATGAGAAACATTGAAAAGAAGGTTTGGTTGGGGTTACTATCTATCGTTGGTTTGGTTGCGCCTTTTAGCAATTCTGCCAATGCTTTAGATAATAATTTATTGACTAAACAGTCTTTAGAAGTCGTTCCAGCCCCTCAAGGGGCTTTTCTGGTTTCTAAGGAGAGTATATTAAAAAAATATGAAAATGCTCATAAATTAACTGATAGCCAGTTAGTTGACCTATTGAAGGCTATAGGGTTTAAAGGTGATAAATTAAGAACAGCATGTGCAATTGCAAAGGCTGAATCTAATGGAAGACCTTTTGCTTTTAATGGCAACTCAGAAACTGGAGATAGTTCTTATGGAGTATTTCAAATAAACATGATAGGAAAACTGGGTCCTGATCGTAGAGAAAAATTCGATCTTGACTCTAACGTTGAATTATTTAACCCAGTTACTAATTCACAAATAACATTTCACATGACTAAGGGTGGTAAAGATTGGTCAGCATGGAGTTCTGTGAACGGACCACGGTACCAAGAATGGTACAGCAAGTATCCTTGTAAGTCCTAAAAATTATAAACAATACCCCCTTGGTAATCCTTGGGGGTATTTTTATTTATAAGACTAGAACGTCTGCTTCTTCAGCAGTTAAAGGTTGACCAGCAATAAGTTTTGCTTTTGCTGATGCTTTAAGGGCTGCTTTGGCTTCTGCCGCTGCATCTTCTTCTGCCTTGCGAGTTGCATATGCTTCTGCATCTGCCTCACGTTGAGTAATCTCTTCCGCAGTTAGAGGTCGGATTACTTCTTTTTCATGACCCTCAGCAGCACAGTTGCCACAGCAACATACTTCAAGGGCGGTTAGTGTTTCTGTCATTTTGTTTTCTCCTTAGTTGTTATGAGTTTTTGATTCCGTATAGATAAAAAGTTGAACCTGCTTTAATTGTCGTGAATTCAACAGTAAAATCTATTGAAGTAATGGCGTTAGTATTAGACCAAAGCCCAGCCGTTAAAGTTGCGTAGGCTAAAGTTTGATTTGCTTCTTGAACACCATCTCCACTAAATGATTTGTAATTAGAGGAAGTATAATTAGGTATATAAATTTCATTATTAGAAAAAGTATTAGCGGTAGATGTATCGCCATTAACAACACCTATAAATCGATTTAAAGTATTATAACCACCAACCGTGCCTGAACCTTCTCCAATTATGTGTCTACTAGAAAAAGAACTGGTAGAACTATTAAATCCT